TTAAAAGTCTAGCGTTATCGTCATTTCTTCTTTGGTTACAACAATTTCATTTATGACAGATTTTACAATTTTTGAAGCATCTTCATAGCTTAGTTTTTCGGGGTTAAAATCCTTTAAAAGTCTAGCAAGTTTTCGTTGTCTTATGTTGATCGTATTTTTCTTCTTACTTTCTAGTTGTTCTTCCAAAAATGCTTTTTCGGTTTTGAGCTTTTCGTTTTTGGCGTTTAGTTCTTTTCGTGTGATGATCTCGTCCAGGTATAATTCAGTCAGCTTATCAAGCCGATTATTTAACTTCTTAAGTTGCTCTTTTATTTCTTCGACTTTCATAGTCTCATCATTCTTAGCAAGCGTTTCTTTACGATACTTCGGTTCGAGTTTGATTTTTGATAGCCTTTCAATGACCTTCTCTTCCAGCTCTTGCTTATCATACCATTTTGAGTTACATCTTTTTGACTTGTCTTTATCAAACCTATGTCTGCATTGATAGCGTTGATACGCTTTCCCTTTTCGATTTTTTGAAGTAACGTATAGACCTAGCGAACCGCCACAATATCCGCATTTTAGCAAACCAGAGAGCATATATTTTGCCTGGAATGGCCTTGGATTGTTGTTTCTTTTCAGGGCATCTATCTGCCTTTTTTTAAGTTCTAACTGCACAAGGTCAAATAATTCTTGAGAGATAATCGGTTCATGCTGTCCCTCGTATTTCTGCCCTCTATATTTTACGATACCAAGATATGTTTCATTTTTGAGTAAATACTTTGTGATAGTTTCGCCCCATGGCCTTTTTCGTCCGATATGTCCTTCTTTGTTTAAATCTCTAATGATTTTAACTACTGATTTTCCGTTTAAGTATTCCTCGTATATCCGCTTGACAATGATCGCTTGAGTTGGATTGACGGATAAAATGCCCGTTTCTTTTGAATAGTCATAGCCAAAAGGGATTGTCGTCCATGCCATCGTTTTTCCTTTTTTGGCTCGTCCTTCTTTGCCTAAAATCATTCTTTCTTTTATCTGCTCACGTTCAAGCTGGGCGAATACTGAAAGCATACCGATAGAGGCTTTTCCGAATGGTGTAGAGGTGTCAAAGTTTTCTTGTAAGCTGATGAAAGAAACGTCATTTTTTAAGAATACGTCTTCAATCAGGAATAGAGTGTCTTTCTGACTACGACTAAGACGGTCTAACTTGTAGACTAGCACTATATCGACTTTCTTGCGTTTTATGTCTGAGATCAAACGCTCTAATTCAGGTCTTTTTGTGTTTGAACCAGAAAATCCACCGTCAATGTAAACATCGTAGATTTTCCAGTCTTTGATTTGACAGTAGGCTTCCAGTTTGTCTTTCTGCTCATCAATTGAGTAACCTTCTTCAGCTTGATAAGAGGTTGAAACCCTGACATATATTGCCACCTTATTCGTTGTTTTCATTGCTTTTACACCCCCTTTTTGATAAAATGGGTATAGTAAAACGGGCCATTTAATGCCTATTACTATACTGCTGCCTCACGCTCGGAGTCGCCAAACTTTGAGAGCGTGAGGCTTTTTTTGTTTTGTCACATTTCATTTACTCGATCTTGTAAGACGCTCAATTTTTCTTTCAGATCATTCACTCTTGCTAAATTACTATTCATTTCATTTATGTAGCGATTGATTTCATTGTGAATTTCTAAAGCACTTGTTGGTGCATTCAGGGAGTTGAAATAATTAACTAACTCTTTGCAGAAATTAGCGTATTCGCTATGATATCTTATTTGCATTTCGCACATCATTAAATCAAATTTGTTTTTGTTCCATGTTGGAAAGTCAATGTCAAGGTTTGTTGGATATTCTTTAGCTGAGTGTATCTCCCATAGTGACGAGTATTTATCAGCAATAGCCTTTCCTTCCTCGGTCAAAAGTGTTTTGCCGTCATCATCATAAAGTAAGGCTTTATCTTTGAATTTTCTTGTTATTTTTTCAGCGTTTAAATTGTAGTCATAGAAAAAATATTGAGGGATTGAGATAGTCGATTTTCTTCCACTTTTTGTTTTACCCCACCAAACCAAGAGCAATAACTCTCTAAGAGGATATCCCTCTGGAGTTATAAATCTATCGTTGTATTTTGGAAAATCAAAACTTCTACCATAAATTTCATGCATATTAGGTCTTGAGTTTAGTATCCTGAAATATTCAGGTCGATAGTAGTCAAACTCCTTAGATTGGGAAACAGTGACAGAAAATTGTTGCGACTCTTTTGGCTTTTTGTTTCCAAATAAAAAATTAAATATTCCCATATTAAAACCTCTCTGATGTGGTTCAGTGATTGCACGTTTTTAAACCTTGTAAATGTCGACGACCTCTCCGATTGTGCGGATGTCGTCATTCTCTGATAAGTGGATTTCCTCGTATCCACTATTTAAACTTTGCAAGTACCAGGATCCGTCATAATCTCTTTTCAGTTTCTTGACAAAATTCTTGCCGTTGATTTGAAAGATACCGATTGAGTTGATATCCACTTGACTGGTAACCTTGATGAACAATAGATCGTTATCTTCGATGAGCGGTTCCATGCTATCGCCTGCTACTTTAGCGATTGTGTCATAGTTTTCTGGCACATCTTCAGCTCTGAGCCTAACTTCCATGTGTAGGTTATCCTCTTGGAACGTTCCATGACCTGCAGCAACCAATCCCTCGACATAGTCTATAATATAGTCATCGTCTTTGTACTTCTCTAGAACTGTTGATGTCTTCATGCTGACTTGCTCGTTTAATAGAGCAGTAGCATAGTCGACTACATTTGCTTGTCTATCTTCGTCTAGTTGGTTGTATATTACCACGATATCGGACGAATCTTCGTTTTTCTTATGAAAATCCATCCCTTCAGCAAGACTTTCTGGACGAATGTCAAGGGCTGAGCAAATCTTGAATATATTGTCAACGTTGGATTTTAGGATTCCTCTATTTAGAATAGAATTGATAGTAGAGGCTGGCATATCAATCTTCAATGCCATTTGTCGAACACTACCATATTTTAATTCTATGAGTTCTCTTAGTTGTTGTTCTGTCATAGCTCTTTCTCCTTTTCCCTCATTATAACACACGAAAAATCGTTTGTAAAGAAAAAATAAATTTAAAAAAATTATAAAAAAGGGTTGACAGTGAACGAAAAATGGTTTATTATATAACCAAGCTCAGCAACGAGCTTAATTTTAAAGTCTAATAAACGAAAATTCGTTTAGAAAGGAGCTGCATATATGTTGAACATCGACATCGCACGAAAAGAGAAGGGGATTTCTATCGTAGATATTGCAGATTATTTATCTGTTAGATCTCAAACTGTCAGCGACAAGCTGAAAGGGAAGTATCCGTTCACGTTTCAAGAGGCTATGTTAGTTCAAGAAAAATTCTTTCCAGAATATGAACTAAAATACCTTTTCACTTCAGCAGAATCAACTGCTTAATTTTTTTAATCAAGTGAACGAAAATTCGTTTAGAAAGGAGTTGAGCAAAAATAGCTTTAGCAAATAGAAGATATTACTGGCTTCAGCTGAAGGAAGATTTTTTCAAAACTAAAGAAATGAAGTTAATGAGAAAACTTCCAGGGGGCGAAGAGATCACTATCATCTATCTAAAAATCATGCTTGTCAGCTTAGCAGACGAGGGCAAGATATACTTTGAAGGATTGGCCGATGATTTAGCTGAAGAATTAGCGTTACTCATCGATGAAGACCCTGAAGCTATCCGAATGGCTTTGCTATTCCTAAGTCAAAAAAACTTACTTACAACTTCGGACAATTTTCAATACAAATTGGAGCAAGTTCCAGAGATGATAGGTAGCGAAACTGCAAGCACCCGTAGGGCTCGCAAGCATCGAGAGTCTAGAAAAGCGTTGCAATGCAACACCGATGCAACAAAACGCAACGGAGATATAGATATAGATATAGATAAAGAGATAGATAATAATACATCTATCAGTCCAAGTCTAGCTGAAAATCTAAAAGCCAGTGGTATTCGTATCAATGAAAAACAACATCAACAACTACTTGAATATGTAGGACTTGATGGAATGAGTTTTGAACTGTTGAACCATGCTATTGAAATTACTTCAGAAATCCATCGTCCAAGTTTTAAATATCTAAAAGCGATTTTGGAAAATTGGAGAAAAGAGGGATTTACTTCGCTTGAACAAGTGGAAGAGCATGAGCAGAAAAGGCAAAATTCTAAAAACACGACTCCGAAATCAAGAGTTGAGGGCAATTCAGTTATACAAATGTACGACGACCCGTTGCCATTCTAGAAAGGAGGTCAAATGGAAAAACTAAATCTTGAGCCTATCCACTATGTGAATGAAAACGAAATGTGCAAGAAGCATAATTGCTACATGTGGACGTTCAAGTATCCAGTCAAAGCCAAAGGACGAAAAACACCTTATCAACCAACTTTCTGCCCTGAATGCCAAAGGGAAGACATGGCAAGAGAGCAAGAGAAGAAGATTGGTGAAGCCTATATCTCGTCTATCTTGTCAAGTACCTATGACGTGCTGGCAAGAAATAGCATCATCCCAAGCGACATGAAAGAAGCGAGCTTCAGCACATTCACAGTATCGAATGAGTCGGATGAGCTGGCCAAGAATTATGCGCTACGAGTTGCCAAGCATTACTTTAAAGATGGCAGAGGGAACGCAATAATCCTTGGTAAAGCTGGGCGAGGGAAAACGCATCTGGCTATCTCAATCGCTAAGAAGTTGAACATTGACTTTAAAGCGAATAACGAGCCAAAGAGCGTGCTTTTTATGAACGTTCCGACAATGTTTCAAAAAATCCAAAGCGGGTTCGGTCGAGCAGATGCACGGACAACGGACGAGTGGTTGGAGCTACTAAAAAAAGTCGACTACTTAATTCTAGACGACTTCGGGAAAGGCGAACAAGCGAACTGGAAGAAAGATTTTCTTTATAACTTGCTGGATGCCAGGGACAAAACAATCATAACCACAAACTTGACGGGTCAGGAAATGAAAAATATATATGATTCTAGCTTGGTCAGTCGAGTTGCTAAAGGCGCCAAGGATTTGACTTTTAAATATCCTGAAAGCGCAGAGGATAGGAGGACCTTGCCATTTTGACAACAGAGGAAAGAAAAAAGCTGATAGCAGATTTCGAGAGAAACCACTATCAACTATCAACGTTATTAAAAGAACGCTTGCTGATTACAACAGATGAACAGTTCGCTAACAAAATGAACGAACTGTTGTATTATGCAACACAAGGATGTGTCTACACATTTTCAAAATGACAAAAAAGCACCTGACGGCAATCAGGCGCACACTTAAATATTCAACATGATTATAACACGAAAGGGGAAAAAATGGAAGTAACAGTGTATGCTTACGGTCGTAAGCTAGAACCAGACGAACAAATTATTGTTCCAGCAAATCATCGTTTCTATAATGTGCTGGACGGAATTGCAAATGAAATGCTCGACAAAGAGGAGGGTGTAGCTTAATGAAACTACTTACTAAATTCAAACTCAAACACGAGCGCTTGTTTAAGGTAATCAACCTTGACTGGAGAGCAGTTGCAATCGAGCTTATGGGTGACCTGAACGACGAGCGCAAACGTCGCTTTATGACCGACCAAGAAAACTACGACTTGAAGCAACGATTGGCCATCTACAAAGAAAAAGAACAACTTAATCAAAAGGGAGAACAATAACATGATCAACGTACTAAAAGCAATCAAAACAATCAAGAAGATTGAGCAACTTCAGAAAGAATTACACACTTTCAGTTTAGCTTTTCTAGCTCTGCAAGATATTGGCTTAATGCCAGAAACCGAAAACGGCAAGGCGAAGGCTCAAACGATGCACGATGTAAGTCACATGATCAAGGATATTTTAGACGGCAAGTCAGTAGATGAAGCCACAAACCGATTAAACATCATAGTTAAAGCTAAAGATGACGAAGAAGAGGAGCAAGAAGAAGATGACGATACCAGAGATTGAGAATAAACTCTATCCGTGCGTGTCAGTCAACGAACGCAAGCGCCTCAACTGGTACAGAAAGAATGACATCAAGAAGTACCTGAAGGAAGTTTCTAAACTTTGGAGAAAGTACGAGGACCGACTAGATGGACGGATTGTTTAACTATGACAGGGACATGATGGAGCCACCTGAAGAGCGAGAAGAACTCGACCCAGAGTGGTATGTATATATTGGATGCGGTCAGTATCGATATGTAGGTGACGAAATTTAAAAACGGAAGGGAGCACACATGATCAGTAGAGAAATGAATTCAGTTGAAATTGAAGTTTTAAACTTGATTGTCAACCGTGCAAGTTTTGAAGAACCTATCACGGCATTAGATATCCGAAAAGAGACAGGTTTGTCAAAACGTATGCTTGAACAGGTAATTGAAAGTCTAAGGGTAAACTTCAGACATCCGATTGTAGCTAAGAAATTTAAACCGAACGGGTACTATCTTCCTAAAAACGAGGAAGAAAGGCAAGCTGGGCTTGCCCCTTACCGACGGCAGATTTTGACCGAGCAGAAGAACTTGTCCATTGTCATGGCCGTGGACCTAGAGAAGTATTGGAAGTTAGAGCATGATTGAAGAACTACTCGCAGAAATCGGTCAATGGCGCTCTGACTATATCCATCTTGGCCGAGAGCTCGGAGAAATCATCAACGAGCAACAAGATATTATTTTGAAATTGCAAAACGAAAATAAACGCTTAAAGCGTGAAAATTGGAATTTGAAGAAAACGAAAGGTAGAAGAAAATGACAAACGAACTAACACAAAAACAAATCACATCGAACGTTGCAACACGAATTGAAGCCATGAAAGGCGAAGGGTTGCTAATCGCACCAAATTATAGCGTAAGTAACGCTCTAAGTTCAGCATACTACGCACTTAAAAATTCAGCGAGTGGGAACTTGCTAGAAAAATGCACACCTGAAAGCGTGTATAATGCCTTGCTTGATATGGTCACACAAGGTCTAAGCCCTGCTAAGACACAATGCTACTTCATTCCTTACGGGAACACGGTTAAATTGAACCGTTCATATTTTGGAACCATGAAGGTTGTTAAGCAGTTACCTGAAGTAAAAGATATCTACGCACAGATTATTTTTGAGGGCGACGAGTTCGAAGCTGAAAACGTGGACGGGCGTTGGAAATTTGTCAGCCACAAGTCAAGCTGGAAGAACCAGGACAATCCAATCGAAGGTGCCTATTGTGTGATTGAAAAAACGGACGGGGAGAAAATCCTTACAATCATGACTAAGAAAGAAATTGATAAGTCATGGGCGCAATCACGAAATGGAAACGTTCAGAAAAACTTCCCACAAGAAATGGCTAAGCGCACAGTTATCAATCGTGCTGCTAAACAATTCTTTAACACGTCAGACGACAATGACTTATTTATTGATGCAGTCAATCGAACTACTGAAAATGAGTTTGACAACGAGCGCAATGTTAAGGACATCACTCCAAGCGAACCAGTAGAAACGCTTGACGCTATCATGGGCGAAGTAGTAGAGCCCGAAGAAATGGCAGAGGTTCAGGAACCTGAAAAACCTAAAAAAGCACCTCGCAAGAAAAAAGAAGCCATTGAGCAAGAAGTGACAACCACTGATACAAGCTACCCCGCAGAAGAAATTCCAGACTTTGACGAAGAAACGGGCGAGGACTTTGAAGAAATCAGTTTGCTAGAAGGTAACACTATCAACGTTAAGGAGTAGGACTCATGGAAGAACTAACTCAAGAGAACTACTACCAAGACACAAACTGGTTGACCAACTCACGCTTCAAACGTTATCAGCAATGCCAAGCGAAGGCTTTTGCTCTTGATAGTGGCGAATGGACTGAGGAGAGGGATGAAACCCCTCTCCTACTCGGTAACTATGTTCACTCTTACTTTGAGAGCGAAGAAGCGCATCAGCAATTCATGGACGAAAATGGCGAGAAGCTACTAGCCAAGACTGGTAAAAATAAAGGAAACCTCAAATCCGACTTTGTGATTGGCGATAAGATGATTGAAAGCCTGAAAGACGATGAAGGCTTCAACCGTCTGTACCATGGCTACTCATCGGACGAAGTTCAAAAAGAATTGATTGTCTATGGCGAAATCGAAGGCGTACCAGTCAAAGGTAAGCTAGATAGTGTCAATCTAAGCCGTGGCTACTTTGTGGATCTAAAGACTATGAAATCTATCTACTCTGAGGAATGGAGCGCAGAACTAAAGAAGCGAGTTCCTGCCGCAGTCAATAATATTTTGAATTTTGGGTATCACGGACAACTTGGTTTGTATCGTGAACTATTAAAACAGATGACTGGTAAGGATTTTAGACCTTACATCGTAGCAGTCAGCAAAGAAGCCGTTCCAGACCGTGAAATTTTGAAGATTGATGATGAATGGCTTGAGGAAGGCTTAGACAAAATCAAGTCTGAAATCGTCGAAGTCTGGGATGTTATTCAAGGTAAACAGAAGCCTAAGAAGTGCGGACATTGTGACTACTGCAGAAGTCAGAAGAAGTTAGATGCAGTCGTTACTCTAAACGACCTGATTGAAATGTAAATAAATTAAACAAGCCGTGCATTCTTGTAAAACTGCGAACTAGAAAGCGTCAGTAAAGGTTATGTGACCTTGGACGAGCGACTGCCCGTATTTAGCCGAACTCACACACAAAGGCAGTCACATTTTTTTAGATAAACAGATGAAATTTTTGGATCTATTCGCTGGCATTGGTGGATTTCGTCTTGGGATGGAGTCCGCTGGGCATGAATGCGTTGGATTTTGTGAAATAGACAAATACGCTAGAGCCAGTTATAAAGCGATACATAACACAAAAGGAGAAATAGAGCTACATGACATCACAACAGTATCAGACGAGTCTGTTCGAGGATTCGGAAGTGTGGACGTTATCTGTGGAGGATTTCCGTGCCAGGCTTTCAGCATTGCGGGACACAGACGAGGTTTTGAAGATACACGAGGAACTTTGTTCTTTGAAATCTGTCGGTTCGCATCTATTCTCAGACCTAAATATTTATTCCTTGAAAACGTCAGAGGATTGCTCAACCATGACGGGGGGGCTACATTTGAAACCATCATCAGAACCTTGGACGGATTGGGGTATGATGTGGAATGGCAAGTGCTTAATAGCAAGAATTTTGGAGTCCCACAAAATCGGGAGCGTGTGTTCATTATCGGACATCTTAGAGGAGAACGTACCAGAAACGTTTTTCCTATCGGACGAGAAAGTGAACAATCTGATTGTCAACAGTCAAAAATAGAAATCGTTGGCAACACTAAAAATCCGGATGGCACAAGTCAAGGAACAGGTAGCGTTGTTTATAATTCTAATGGATTGATTGGTACGCTTTGCGCTAGAGATTACAAAGAACCTAAACAAGTCGCTATACCTGTACTTACACCAGATCGATCAGAAAAGCGACAAAATGGGCGCAGATTTAAAACAGATGGAGAGCCTATGTTTACGTTAACTGCTCAAGACAGACACGGTGTTGTTGTAGGGAATGAAATCAAAAGGTTTGGAACAATCGAGCCTAATTTCAATCAGAGCGGTGTGGTTTATGAAACAGACGGTATCGCACCAACAATCCGAGCCTATCAAGGTGGAGGCCTTGAACCTAAAATCAGAGTTAAAGAAGCGACATTACAAGGATATGCTGAAGCAGAAATTGGAGATAGTGTAAATCTATCTCATCCAAACTCTAAAACTCGTAGAGGTCGAGTTGGTAAGCAGATAGCAAACACTCTACTGACCGGAGAAAGTCAAGGGGTGGTAGAGCCTGACTTCAGAATTAGAAAACTGACACCTCGGGAGTGTTGGAGATTACAAGGTTTTCCAGACTGGGCTTTTGATAAGGCTCAAGAAGTAAATAGTAACAGTCAATTATATAAACAAGCAGGCAATAGCGTGACAGTCAATGTTATCGCTGCAATAGCAAAGGAGCTACAATGAAAAATTTGACCTTATCGTTAGACATTTCAACTGCTGCGACAGGCTGGGCTTTATTTGAAGGTTCTGACCTTGTCGAGAGTGGTGTCTTGAAACATAAAAGCAAGTCATTCTTTGAACGTGGGCGCTTCATGGCTAGTGAATTAATGGCTATTCAATCAAGAGCCTTGCAACACTACGAGGGTCCATTTGAATCGATTGTGGTCGAGAAGAACTCGGTCATGGGTCCAAATCAGCAATCTATGATTAGTATCGGGATTGTGACGGGTATCATCCTTGGACGGTTGATTGCTGATAATGTGTTCTTTGTGAACGTGTCTACCTGGCGCAAGTACTGGAAGTTCAGCTATAAAGACCGTAGCAAGAAGTCTATGAAGTTGCAGTCGGTTGCTAAAGTGTCCAAGAATTTCGACCTGAACGTCAAAGACGACGAGGCAGATGCGATCCTGATTGGTTCGTACTTTGTAAACTATGGCCACGAATTCTGAGACCTAGAAAGCCACAAGATGAGTTAAAGGAGAATGCTATGTTCTATACAGTAACACTTTATTTCAAAAATAGGATAGGTAGGACGCATTTTTTTGAAAAAGAAGCAGAAGCTATCGAATACAAAGCTTGGCTTGAGAATACACATGAAAACAATCAGTCGTATCGAGTCAAACTCGAAAAGGTGGAATAATGAGCGTAAACGAAGAATTACTTAAAAGCTACAAGCACTCGCTGGAATTGGCAAAGGAAAGGATAGAAGAGCTATCTGAACCGACTATCAAGTCATCGGTGCATACACGCTCAGCAGAGCGTGACTTTCTCAAGAAGAAAGCTAAATATTATGAAGATAAAATAAAGGAGCTAGAAGGATGAAAATAGAAGAATTGATTGGAGATTACGAAAGAGTCTCTAATTTTTGCGAAAAAGTTTCAGTTGATAAGTTAATTCAAAAACTTAAACAACTAGACGAACCCGAAAAAGTGAAAGTTCCGCAGTTTGTGGCAGATTTTATTGCAGAACAGAAAAAACTGGGGCATACACTGTCATACTCAATAGACGCAAGTATGTCTGACAGAGTTGCAGAATGGTATTGGGACAACTCTGAACTCTTCGCCCGTGCATGGCTAGACCGCTACGAGGTCGAGAAAGAACCAAAGTATACGGTTAGGGTGAAAGGAATAAATGGATATGGTCAATATCTTAATAAAGCTTCATCATCCAAAACATATTGTTTTGCATCAGAAATTGAAAAATATGGGTATAAAACAAAACACACCCGCAAAGAGTTAGAAGATGCTGGCTTCGGATGGATATTTTCTTGTGAAGGGATAGAGGTGGAAGAAGTTGAATGAAGAATGGAAGACAATTTTAGAAGCTTCAGATTATGAAGTATCTAATACTGGAAAAATTAGAAATAAAAAAAACAAAAATAGCGTAAAGACAAGAATTGTGAAACGTTTTGGATACGTGTTAGTAAATCTTCAAGTTGGATCAAAAGGAGAGAGAAGGGGAAGAAGTTTTAGAGTTCATAGATTGGTTGCTAAAGCGTTTATCCCTAACCCTAACAATCTACCTCAGGTTGACCATGTAAATGGTATCAAGACAGATAATAGAGTAGAGAATTTGGAGTGGGTAACTGGTAAAGAAAATACAGCAAGAGCCTTTAAAAAAGGTTTAGCTAAAATATCTAGCGACGAACATATGAAAGCTATGACAGACAAAACAAAGAAGGCGTGCGTAATTGTAGATATTTTAGAAGATAAAAAATATTTTTTCAACACACGAAGAGAAGCTAGTATTTTCTTTGGCAAAAGCTATTCTTGGGCGACAACGTTGATAAAAACTGGCATAGGGAATAAAGGAAGATATTATGGATATGATGTTTAACGGCTGGGTGTTTGATTGTGAAGGGATTGAGATTGAGGAGGTAGAGTGATGGTACAAACACTTGAAGAAAGAATGAAGATTCAAAGTAAAAGCATAAAAATTCCAAGGGGAATCAGACCGTTTGATGTAGGTTATCGAGTAGTAAACGAAAACGGCCAAGCGCTAGCTTTAAGAAATGGGGCAAGTATATTCGCTTTACCCTCGCTTGCTGAAAAAGCGATAAAGAAAGAGTTTGGGAAAAATGATCCAGACTTTGACGTTAAGAAGCATTCTGTTGAAGAGGTTGCTATTATCAATTTAAGTGAATTTCATAGTTATTTTGAGGAGGTGACAGAATGAGCCTTACGCTAAATAGCAGTATAACCGAACTAATTCTTGAAATTGGGAATCTGTTAAATTCTCCCAAAAACAACACAAGAACTTTTGCACTTGAAATTCCAAACCAGTCTTTCTTTCTAGAAATCACAGTAAAACCTAAACAAGTGGAGATTGAGGAAGTGACACCATATAGCATGAATAAAATCATGAAAGATGAACAATCTGTTTTTGAAAAAGACAATAACTTTCATAAGCAAAAGCAAAAAGAAAAGAAGAATCCGATTTTTAAACGCAATAACCTGAAAAGGAAGGCCAAGAAATGAAAGACACACTAATTCGCTTCTTGCTTGCCTGGTCGCTTGTCGCAACGTCTTTGCTATTCATACAACGTGAAGCACAGAAACCCTTGCTAGTCTATCACGCTGATAACAAGGCACAGATTATTGGCAAGGTGGAAGCTAAGAAGAAAATCGGCAGTCTATTCACTATCACGGTAAACGCGAACGTGTTCGTGGTGAGTGAAGAGAAATACAATAATACAGAAATTGGAAATGAGGTAACATTATGAATTACAAAATTACAATCAATGGAAAAGAAATCGAATACGGGCCACTAGTTGAAAAATCACACTTTTCATACAAAGAATGGTCTGCTATTTATGCTGAAATTGTAAAACAAAATCAGCCAGAAAACTTTGAAAACAGAAAATCAGATACTGCATTCATTAATGCGCTTGGCGCTTTGATTTCACTAGAAGAACGATATGAAGCATTACTAGAGCTATTGCCACAAGATCAATTCTCTTACGCTGGCACTCATCCAAAATGGGTAGCTGATGCAGTCGCAGAAAACACTTTGAATAAAGAGGATACACGATACGATGTGTCTGATTTAATTGAACGATGCGAAACTCTAGAAGAATTGAAGAACGAGCTGACAGAGTATTTTGATTTAGAAGAAATGTAGGGTAAAAATATGAACAACACAGAATTAGAAAAAAAAGTACAGCAATGGTTTGTAGATAGAAATCTACATGAAGCGAATCCAGTCAAGCAATTCTTGAAACTCATGGAAGAATCGGGTGAATTGTTTGAAGGTATCGCAAAGGATAAATCTGAACTGATCTATGATGCGCTTGGTGATATCCAGGTAGTATTGATTGGACTAGAGCAACAAATTAAGAATGATGCTCAGTTCTCTGCTAGCCAACAGGAACTTGAATTGCTGCTGATGGTTTCAAGCCTGGGCAATATCGCGCAAAAGCTTTATGCTCACATTTGTCACAACGAAACTCAGACACCTCTTATTAAGTCTGATTTGATGTTTCTCGATAGCGTAGTTAGCACTGTTTCATTTTTAAATGGAACTACCGCTGAGAATTGTTTAGACGAAGCATACAACGTTATCAAAGACCGGAAAGGAAAAATGATTGACGGAGTATTCGTAAAAGAGGAGGATTTGCTAGATGATTCCAAAATTTAGAGCGTATGATAGTGGCTCGTTAAGTCGTATGTACAACCCAGACGAAGTGATGGTCGGTGATGGCAATATCTGGATTATTGATGAGGATTCAGTTGCTGGTGACTGGATAGTAAATAACGACATTCACCTCATGCAATCAACAGGCCTTTGTGACAAGGAAGGTACAGAAGTTTTTGAAGGTGATATCTTACATCATCAGATACAGACAGAATATACCTTTATTGTCAAATATGATAAAGACAAAGGTCGATGGTACGGCGACGGTTTGAGTCGTACCTATCGTATTGACATCGCAAAGAGATTCCTACCGTATTACAAAGTCATTGGAAACATCTACGAAAATCCAGAGCTTTTGGAGGTTGAAGAATGAGACCTAAAAAATATCCGTATTCAGGAAAAAAGCAAGAAACCCCGTCGCAATTATTTCCTGCACGACCAATTTTTAACGTGGCTCCAATTGTGGAGGAGGTCAAAGTTGAGCTCGGAGTTGAAGCTAATGTTGGACGTTCATATCCAGAAATGATAATACATCTAGATGTTTCTGGATACGGAAGTGAAGTGCATTCTACGCATATCTTTCCTGGTATCTTCCTGACTGTCGGTGAGTCAATTCAACTAAAGATACTTTTCTATAAAAGGCTTAGAGAATTTACTACAGATCGTTTCTTGACCTTTAGGGAATCTGAATGGAAGTACTTTATCCGTGACCTGGTCAGCGAATTTGTGCATTAAAAAAGCCAAGGCACTCTCTACCTCGACAACGTTTTCAATAATATAATTATATCATAAAGGAGATAGAGAGTGAAGGCAAAAGAGCTTTTGAGCGAGTTGCAAAACCTCGACATGGATATCCAGAGCAGAATAGACGAAATCAACGAGCTTGAGGCTGGCTTACTCTCGAGTCCGAACTGGTCCGAGGTTAAGGTTAAAGGTGGCCAACCTAGGAAGATTGACGACGTCTATGCTCAGCTCATAACTATGAAGGGCGAAATTGAGCAAGATACAAACGCTATAATCAATCGCAAACTGGAGCTAGGGCGCATGATCAATAAATTGGTCAATCCTAAACATCGGACAATCTTGAGAATGACTTATATCAATAAGATGTATGTAGATGACATCTGCGACAGCCTTGGTGGCATCAGCTCACCAACTTACTACAGGCTCAAGAAACAAGCAATAAAAGAGCTTGATGGTATTCTTAGCGAATTGATAGTAAATGATAGTGATTGTACAGGCATGAAGTTTTTAAACTGATAAAATGGTAGTATCAAATGCTGCGGCAGATGATACTCCTTTATGAAAATTGAGGCTACGGCCTCTTTAGACGGCAAGAATAATGGCTCTGGCACTCTCTTCTAATTTGTTGCTCCCTTTGAAGAGGTGCCCTTGGTTCAATTCCAGGTGTCGTCGTTAAGGCTACACAAAAATAAAAAAAGAAAGGTTAAATATAATATCGATTCCGTTCGAGGCCAGTAGCCACCTCGACATTACAAAGAAAAAATCGAAAACCATATAACCCGAAAAACACGTATCTTTTAGATATGTGTTTTTTGGTTCCAGGACAAAGAATTGAAGATTATTGATAAACCTTTAGAATGGCTACGGCCTTATAAAAACAATCCAAGGAACAATGACAAGGCAGTAGAGCCAGTTGCTAATTCAATCAGAGAGTTTGGATTTAAAGTTCCAATCGTAGCGACAAAAGACGGAGAAATTATAAACGGGCATACTCGCTATAAAGCTGCACGATTTTTGAAACTCGAAACCGTGCCAGTTTTAATTGCAGACGACCTTTCAGATGAGCAAATAAAAGCGTTCAGGCTTGCTGATAACAAAGTAGGCGAGATTGCCGAGTGGGACACAGAGTTACTCTACGCAGAGCTTGAAAGTGTCGAAGGGCTGGACATGACTATGTTTGGTTTTGAGGATGTCGACTATTCCTTGGACGACTTCGAGGAGTCTGAGGATCCAGAAGATGCGAAGGAGTTTTCTCAAGAAGAAGAGACAGGTATTGAGTATGGCGACATCTTCCAATTAGGGCGACATCGGTTAATGTGTGGAGATAGCACATCAGCCGAGGATATGGCTCGACTAATCGACGGAGAAACGATTGACCTCTATGTAACCGACCCACCATATAACGTAGCCTACCAGGGAGGAACCGAGGAAGCTATGACAATCATGAATGACAGCATGGACGACGTCAGCTTCAGGCAATTCCTGAGGGATGCATTCGCAGTCGCAAACAACCACTTGAAGCCAGGGGGGGCGTTCTATATCTGGTACGCAGATTCAGAAGGCTTGAACTTTAGAGCTGCGGTCAAAGAGACAGGTTGGTTATTAAAACAATCAATCATCTGGGTAAAAAATGCTATTGTGTTAGGTCGTCAAGACTATCAATGGAAGCATGAACCTTGCTTGTATGGCTGGAAAGATGGAGCGAGTCACTATTTCGTAGATAATCGCTCGCTAGCCACGGTCATTGAAGAGGACGAGGACAACCTTAAAGAAATGACAAAGAGCGAGCTAATCTCTTACATTAAGACCATGCAAGAAACAACTCCGACCACTATCTTTTATGAAGATAAGCCAGTTAGAAATGACATCCACCCAACCATGAAACCTTTGAAATTGATTGCTAGGTGTGTTTTGAACTCTAGCAAAAAAGGAGATAGAGTCTTAGATAGCTTTAACGGAGGCGGTTCTACTCTCATGGTTTGCGAGAAGTCAGAACGTATTTACTACGGCATGGAACTTGACCCACTCTACGTTGCTCGGACTATTCGACGGTGGGAAGAAGAGACAGGACTTACTGCCGAGAAAGTGAACTAGAATTATAAAAAAGTAAGGAAGTGAGGCGATGGCTGGTGCAGATAATTTAATACCAAACTCCGAGAGAACTCCCGAAGAACTACGAGAAATAACAAGGAAGGGTGGAATTGCTTCAGGGGTTGCTCGAAGAAAAAAAGCCAATCTGAGAAAGGCATTTGAAACAATTCTACAAGCCGAGGTTGCAAGTCCGAACGTGAAGAAGCAACTCGAAGAGCTAGGCTTCGACTCGACCAATGAGATGGCTCTGGCTATGGTCATGATGCAGAAGGCTATGAAGGGTAATGTCCGAGCTTTTGAGCAAATCAGCAAGTTGACCACAACAGATGCCAAGGACAACCTTGATAAGAAAGAACAACGAGAACGTATCAAGCGCCTTGAATTGGATAATAAGAAACGAGAGCAAGAGCTTTCAGGTTCCAAGTCTGATACCTCTCTCATGGAGTCTTTACTTGACGCAGTGAAGGGCGGTGACGAGGTTGAAGATTAAGTTTTCAAGCAAACAAGCCGACATCATTCGCAGACCGTTCAACTATGAGCTTGAAGTCAACGAGGGCACACCTCGAAGCGGTAAGACAACCGCTGGTCATTTCAGGTATGCAAGATATTTGATTGAGTCGCCAGACGAGAACCATTTGATAGCTGCATACAACCAAGAACAAGCCTACCGCCTTTTTATTGACGGTGATGGAACGGGGCTAATGCACATCTTCGATGGTGCTTGCAAAATCAAACACGATGAGCACGGAGACCACCTCTTAATCGATACACCAAACGGCACTAAGCGTGTCTACTACAAAGGGGGCGGTAAAGCCAACAGTGTAGGGGCTATCACTGGTATGTCTTTAGGCTCAGTCGTCTTTTGTGAAATCAATCTGCTGAACATGGATTTTATCCAGGAAGCATTCAGACGGACGTGGGCTGCTAAGCTCAGATATCATCTAGCTGATCTAAACCCTCCAGCACCTCAGCATCCAGTCATTAAGGATGTATTTGACGTTCAGAACACACGCTGGACCCATTGGATCATGGATGACAATCCGATTCTGTCTGAAGAGCGCAAACAATCCATCATCCAATCGCTGAAAAAGAATCCTTACCTCTACAAGAGAGACGTGCTCGGTCAACGTGTAATGCCTCAAGGCGTTATATACGGCCTATTTGACCTTGAGAAGAACATCAAGGACAGTTTGGTAGGCGAACCTATGGAAATGTATTTCAACGGCGATGGTGGACAGTCTGACGCCACCTCGATGTCTTGTAACATTGTTACTAAGCACAGAGAGAATGGCAAGACTTTCTTTAGACTCAACCGTGTAGCTCATTACTATCATAGTGGTGCCGAGACTGGTCAAGTTAAAGCCATGTCTACCTATGCAGTCGAGCTTCGAGCTTTCATTCAGTGGTGTGTTAGCAAGTATCAAATGCGCTATACCGATGTCTGGATTGACCCAGCGTGTAGATCCTTGAGAGAGGAATTGCACAAGCTAGGCATTCAGACAAGAGGAGCAATGAACAACGCTCACGATGTCAGCAGTAAGGCAAAAGGTATCGAGGTAGGGATTGAGCGTGGTCAAAACCTTATCTCTTCAGGGCAGTTCTTGCTTATCAATCACTCTGAGGAAGAGTATGACCATTACTATTTCTTGAAAGAGATAGGGTTATATAGCCGAGATGATAACGGGCGACCGATTGACAAAGACAACCACGCAATGGACGAGTTCAGGTATAGCGTCAATGTCTTTTACAAGAAATACGCTAATTTTTAACAGGAGCATATCAAAGAATGGGAATTATACAAACCATTAAAAATCTAATAAAAAGGAGTCAATACAGAATGACGACAGAAAGTCTGGCAAGTATCACAGACCATCCTAAAATCGCAGTAACAAGTGCAGAGTATCGACGGATTAACGAGAACCTAAGATACTATCAGAGTAACGCTGAGAAGGTCACTTACACGAACACAGACGGCATGACGAAGCAGAGAGAAATGACTGTTTTGCCAATCGCTCGGACCGCTTCCAAGAAGATTGCTAGTCTGGTTTTTAATGAGCAGGCCTCGATTAAGTTGGACGACAAACAAGCAAATAAATTCATTCAAGAAACATTGAAGAATGATCGCTTTAACAAGAATTTTGAGCGCTATCTTGAGAGTTGTTTAGCCCTTGGAGGACTTGCCATGAGGCCTTATGTGGATAATGGACGAGTGAGAGTATCATTCATTCAAGCGCCAGTCTTTTTACCACTTCAATCTAACACGCAGGATATTTCAAGCGCTGCTATCGTGACTAAGACGATTAAGGCTTCAGGTCAGAAGAACATCTACTACACGTTGATTGAGTTCCACGAGTGGTCAAGCGACGGGAAGTACATCATCACTAACGAACTATACAGGTCTGAAAGCTCTGAACAAGTAGGTGGACGTGTTCCTCTAGCTGAAGTCTATGAGGATTTAGAAGAACAAGTTGAACTTGACGGTCTAACAAGACCGCTTTTTTCTTACCTAAAACCTCCTGGAATGAACAACAAGGACATCAATTCGCCTCTAGGTTTGTCTATCTTTGACAATGCCAAGAGCACGATTGATTTCATTAACACCACCTATGACGAGTTCAAGTGGGAAGTCAAGATGGGACAACGAAGAGTGGCAGTTCCTGAAAACCTTACAGAGACTCGAGTAGTTAATAAAGACGGAGACGTCCAGCTTGTCAAGCGTTTCGATACTGAGCAAAACATCTACTTACGCTTATCCACTAATGACATGGATGGAGGAAGCATCACAGACCTAACAACTGCAATCCGAGCAGATGATTACATCAAGACCATTAACGAAGGCTTATCGCTCTTTGAAATGCTTCTAGGTGTATCAGCTGGGATGTTTACATTTGACGGGCAGAGCTTGAAGACTGCGACAGAGGTCGTTTCTGAAAACTCTGATACTTACCAAATGAGAAACAGTATTGTCAGCTTGGTTGAGCAATCTTTGAAAGAATTGATTATCTCAATCTGCGAGCTTGGTAGTCTTTATGGATTGTATAGCGGTCAAATTCCTCAGATGGAGAAGATTGCAATCAATCTGGACGATGGAGTCTTTACTGACAAGAACAATGAGCTTGACTATTGGACCAAGGCTTTGGCCAGTGGCATTGTCAGCAAGGCTCACGCTATCCAAAAGGCATTCAATATGTCAGAAGCTGATGCTAAGAATATGATTCAAGCAATCAATCAGGAAACGATGGACACAGCCAACAGTCAGCGAACGCAAGAGGATATTGATATTTACGGAGAGTGATTAGATGCCAAAGAAGAGACCACCGATACAGTTCAATGACGAGCAACTGCTACTTCAAGCGAGCAACGTTGCAGATATCTACCATCAGTTAGCCCTGGACTTGTTTGATAACGTGGTCGAACGTGTGACGGAACGTGGCACGGTCTATCTTGACAAGCAACCATACATCTGGCAACTCGAGAAGATGCAACAGATGCACATGTTGAACGAAGAAAACCTAAAAATAATCTCTGAACGTTCAGGTGTAGCTGAAGAGCAACTGCGACACATTGTCGAAAACGAAGGCTTGAAGCTCTACACAGACACGAAGCAACAACTCATGGAAGATTTAGGCCGTGGTTCTTTGGGAGGTAATAATTACATCCAAGAGATTCTTGCTGATTATGCCAGCCAAGCAGTCGACGAGCTTCACAACCTAATCAACACAACGCTTCCTAAGGCTGTCATAGGCGCTTATCAAGGAATTGTGGAGCAATCTGTCGCTCGAGTGGTTACAGGGCTCTCTACGGCTGATAAGGCTATCTCTGACACCGTCATGAAATGGCAAGAGAAAGGGTTTCAAGGGTTCCAAGATAGTGCTGGGCGCAACTGGAAGATAGACAACTATGCTCGAACTGTTATCAAGACGACAACCTATCGAACTTTTCGAGAAATGCGAACTAGACCAGCTGAAGAGTTGGGGATTGATACCTTTTATTTTTCAAAGAAGGCATCAGCTAGAGAAATGTGCGCACCTTTGCAACATGAAATAGTCACAACTGGTCACGCTAGAGTCGAGCACGGCGAGCGTATCCTTGCATTGTCAGACTACGGTTATGGTCGTCCAGAAGGTTGCTTGGGCATTAACTGCGGTCATATGCTTACACCTTTTATACCAGGAGCCAATTACAAGCCTGACTTAGGCGAGGATGTGGCAGAGGTTACACCAGAGCAAGCAGAAGAAAATGCCAACGCAGAAGCTAAGCAGAGAGCTCTAGAGAGGTCTATCAGAGCGAATAAGGAAAAGCTCCACGTCGCCGAGAAGTTGGACGATGATGACCTAATAAACAAGTACAAGAGCAAGATAGGCACTCAAAACGCTGCCTTGAAAGATTACATCGACAAGCACCCATTCCTGAAAAGAGACGAGGAAAGGGAGCGGATTATTTTTAAATCAAATAAATAAAAACTTGACTTTATCCGCAGTCGGTAAAGAACGGAAGATAATACCTAATTTTAGGAGGAAAGAAGAATGGCAGAAGACATTCAAGCACAAACTGACCAGCCAGTAAATGCTGGAGAAACCGCTGAGCCACAAACTCAAGAGCAACCTGTCAAGACTTTCACTCAAGATGAGGTGACTGGTCTTGTCGCTAAAGAAGCCAAGAAAGCACAAGAGAAAATCTTCAAAAGCCTAGGATTCGAAGATGTCAAAAGTGCTAAAGAAGGGCTTCAGCAACTCAAAGAGTGGAAAGACTCACAAAAGAGCGAGGCTGAGAAACAGTCAGAAGCACTTGCTGCTAAAGAGAAAGAGCTAGAAGCTGCATTATCAAGTCAACGACTTCTTGAAGCTAAACTGTCAGCTCTAACTTTGGGAGTGAATGCTGAGTCTGTAGACGATGTCATCACTCTTTCAAATCGCTTGGTATCCGATGAGGTGTCTATTGAAGATGCTATCGGCCAAGTGTTACAAAAATACCCTCAGTTTGGTCGCACAGAGCAACCTGAGGATAAGAAGCCGACATTTTCAGCCGGAGGCAATCCAACGGCTGGAACGAACCAAGAAGACGCCTTTTTAAAGGCTCTAGGATTAAATAACTAATAGGAGATCTATAATGACAATTAACTATATCACTAAACATGAAGGCACTTTTGAGAAGAAATTGATGCAAGGTGCACTTACTAACATTTTGGAAACACCACAAGTAAACTGGTTAGGCGCTAAGTCTTTCGAGTTGCCTACAATTTCAGTAACTGGTTACAAGGCGCACACACGTTCTAAAGGCTACAACGCTGGTACAGTTTCAAACGACAAGAAAGTTTACACGCTTGGCTTCGACCGTGACGTCGAGTTCTTTGTAGACTCAGCAGACGTAGACGAAACAAACCAAGAACTTTCAGCTGCTAACGTATCTAACACATTCATCACAGAACACGCAACTCCAGAAGTCGACGCTTACCGCTTCTCTAAACTTGCAACAGAAGCTATCACGAACACTCACTTCAAGTCTGAAGCTGACTTGTCAGAAGTGAATATCTACTCACGCTTGAAAGCTGCCCTTTTGCCAGTTCGTAAATATGGCGCTCAGAACATCGTTGTTTATGTTTCTAGCGAAGTCATGGACTTCTTAGAACGTTCTAAAGACTTTACACGCTCTATCGCTACTACATCATCTCAAGGAATCGACACTCGTGTCACTTCATTGGATGGAGTCGAACTCATCGAAGTTTGGGACGATGCACGCTTCAAAACTAAGTTTGACTTCACTGAAGGTTTTGTTAAGGCTGCAGACGGTAAAGACATTAACTTCTTGATCGTTGCTAAGCCAGCAGTAATCGCTAAAGTTAAATTTAACTCTATCTATCTTTTCGCACCTGGTCAACATACAGGAGGCGACGGCTACTTGTATCAAAACCGTTTGTATCATGACCTCTTTGTCCTAGAGACTAAGAAAGACGGTATTTACGTTTCTCACAAAGCCTAATAAGGAGGGGTAATCCATGAAGAAATATGAAAAACTGAACCAAGTCTACACAGTCCAAGAAGGCAGCTTGCTTGAAGCACAGTTAGTCGCTGACGGCTTTGAAGAAGTGGTTGACGAGGCAGAGCTTGAAGAGCTACTTGCTACTCATCAACTCGCTGACCTTACCTTGGTTGAGCTGAAAGCTCTTGCTAAAGAGCGAGGGCTTGAAGGATATTCAAACAAGACAAAAGACGAGCTTTTGGAGGTATTGAATGGCTAAGTATCAGGCAAAGCTAAACGTTTATCTGGCTAAGTCTGACCGTCATTTTGATAAAGATCAGGTGTATGACCTGGATAAACACGAAGCGCAGGAAATCAACGCACTAGTTGATTGTTTAGAACTCGTTGAGGATCTTGACGAGGGATTAGTTGAGGTGGAGACATCCACCTTTTAAGGAGGTGATTTGATGTCTTATCTAACTAAAGAAGAGTTCACTGAGCTTGGTTTTGAGTGCGAGGGTGATTTTTACAAACTTTTGAAACGTGCTAAGCTCGCAATCGACGCTTTTACAAGAGATTTCTATTTCTTGAATAGCTTTGAGAGCGACAACGAAGCACGAAAAAGGGCGGTCAAGCTAGCTACGGCTTATCAGATAGCTTATTTAGACAGTTCAGGAGTCATGACAGCAGAGGACAAACAGTCCATTGCTAGTATGTCGGTCGGACGGACGTCAGTTAGCTATCGCACAGGCTCACAGAACGGCTCAGGCTCGCTTTCAGTGGCTGAGCAGTACAATTTATCTAAGGACACGGAAAACTGGCTTAGAATGGCTGGTTTTGGCTTTATGAGGGTTGATTATGATAGATAAAAGAATGCTACCTGATTCTGTGACTATCAAGAAGTCAATTGGAGAGGATGATTGGGGGAAAGAGGCTTATTCTGAACCCCTTTTATTATCCCCTTGCAAGTTCGATAGATCCTTTTCTCATTCTGGCTCAGGAAATCATCGTAGTGAGTACAATTCCTCAACTGTGATTGTATATCACAAATACTGCCCTGTGTCGCTCGATAAGAGCTTCATCGGTGGCATTATCGAAGAGGACGGAGTCAGCTACGTTGTAAAAAATATCATCCCTCAGTATCATCCGTTGACGAGTAGGCTCTTAGCTTATGAAATCGAGGTGATTTAGTGGGTGGTGGTGTAAGTGTCAAGATTGACCTGAACGGCGTTAAGAAAAAGGTATCGCCTGAGAACTTCGCCAAGGGCAAGTTGGCCATCGCTAACCAAATGCTACTGAACATGGATCCATACGTCCCGAAAAGAAAGGGAATTTTAAGAGCTAGTGGGCATGCCAGACAGGATTCGGTAGTGTATGTGACACCTTATGCTAGATTACTTTATTACGGCAAGAAGCGGAAAGGGTTCTTTTCTGAGAAACAAAGAAAGTTTTTCTTTGCCAATAAAGAGAAACTACTGAGCCAACGGCCAACGCCTGGAACGGGTCCAAGGTGGGATAAGAAAGCCGCAGCCCTACACTCTAAGAAGTGGGCTGATGTCGGATTGAAAGCGATGGGATTGAAATGAACCAAAACAATGACTTTGCAGAGGTCTTACTTGAATATATCAAGGGCATTCAAGACAAAATCCCGTCTAAACACGGTTATTTAGCTGAGAAAGAGGGGTTAGTAGTATTCCCTCTAGCTGGTGGAGAGGTTGTAGACGAGGACATGGCTGGGACTCAAACAGTCAGCTTGCCCTTTGAAATTGCTATCAAGTCACGAGATCAGGAATTAAACAATAATACATTGTGGCAGATTAACGCTGCCTTATCAAAAATGGACCTAGAATTGCCAAGTAAGAATGGTTCTTACGAGTTTTTAGGTTTGAAAGTCGACAAGCCTTACTTAAACGATTTAGACGAGCAAGGCTTTTACATTTACTTGCTGGACGTAACTGCCAGCCTTGAAATTGAAAGGAACGAATAACTAATGGCAAAAAATAAAAACGTAAAACGTAAACATTACATTGCGCCTTACAAAGAAGCAACTCCAGACACTACGCCAACTGCATCTGAGTACCTTTGGATTGCTAAGGGCATCAAGTCATCATCACCAGAGAATGATGAGAAGACAGATGACTTCACAGACTTTGCTGGTGACGGGACACCAGAAGAACAAGTGATCACTAAAACACGAGGACGTTCATTCGAAGGTGTTCGTGATACAGACGACAAGGCTCAGAACTTCGTTGCTGATAAAGAAGACGCAGTAGGCGACGAGCTTTTGGTTTGGTACAAGGAAGTTGACGTAACTGGAAAAACTCAATACGAGGGTCCAGCTCGTCTTTCTGGTATCGAAATCGGAGACGGGGAAGCGTCTGAAAATGAAAGTATTAAGTTTAAGGTCGTATGGACTCGTAAACCTAAGAAATCAACAGTAGTACCAGGATAATCTAAGGCGTGAATTATCACGCCTTTTTATTTTTGAAAAGGAGCATAAAACATGGTAGTCATTAAAAAAGCTAGTAACATCATCCCTATTGATTTTGGAGAATTTCAGCTTGAATATTCAGCAAACGACAAGGGTGTCAAAGAACTTGACGCATTTCTTGATAATTTGAAGAAAGAATGGAAAAAAATGGAAAAACTTTCTGACACGGCAATCGTTAAGAGGGGGAAAGAAATCGTTGAGGACGGATGGACTCGTCTTTTTGGTGCTGAAGCATTTGAAAAAGTATTCAAATTCGCAGATGAGGATTCAACAATCGCATTTAACTATCTGATTCAGACAGTTCTTGGAATTATCAAAGATTACCAAGAACGCAACTCGGAAGATGCATTCAAGAAGTATCTAGCGTGATGCCATGTTAGATATTTCTAGAAAGCTAGTTGATGAGCTTGTTCTAGAAATTGAAGGCAAAGAACAGACTTTCCCTCTGCTCTTATCGTTCGATAGAGTTTTGAAAGTCTTTGAATTGTGGAAAGACGACGAAGTTTCAGACATTATGCGACCTTTCTTTGCGTTGAGGATCCTGACAGGTGTTTCTTTTGATTTTTTGACCGTAAACGAGGCCATGCAAGTGATATTGGCAATCTTTGAAGAACACATACAAAACGGCAAAAAAGAAGATGACGTTGAGTACGACTTGGCAGGAAATGTCATAAAGTCATCGACAACGTCAGAAACACCACAGAAAAGACTCTACAACGTGAAGCATGACGGAGCTTATATCTTTGCTTCTTTCATGCAAGCCTACAAAATCGACTTAATTGAAGAGATTGGAAAGTTGCACTGGAAAAAATTCAACGCATTACTTGTTGGTTTGCCTGAAGGAACCAAATTTGTAGAAGTCGTGAAGATTCGCTCTTACGAACCACAAAAAGGCGACAGTCAGGAATACATCGAGAATATGCGGAAATTACAAAAAGAATACCGTCTACCAGACGACGATGATGACGACGAACTGGAAGACGGTGAATATGATTATTACGAATAGAAAGGAGGTATACAATGGCAGATGGAAAAGTTGTCATCCAGGTTGACATGGATGGCAATAAGGCACAATCAGGTGTCGAACGTTTAAAAAGCATGATGGGTGGATTAGCTGAAAGCGGAGAGCGAGTAGGATCGGTCTTTAAATCGGTTTTAGGCGCTAACATTGTGAGTGGTGCTCTGATTGCAGGGGTCCAATCCCTTGGAAACGCTTTGAAGAGTGTTTTTTCTACGGCTTTGGACGAAGGGGCAAAACTCCAACAATCCTTTGGTGGCGTTGATACGCTCTATACGACTGCAGCTGAGTCTGTGAAGCAATATGCGAACGCTGCAGCTTCAGCTGGTATCTCTGCTAATACATACGCAGAGCAAGCCGTTTCATTCGGTGCTAGCTTAAAACAAGCACTCGGTGGTGATGCTGTGAAGGCTGCCCAAATGGCAGACAAGGCTATCATGGCCATGGCTGACAACTCAGCTAAAATGGGTACGGACATCGGTTCAATCCAGCAAACGTTCCAAGGCTTCGCTAAACAGAACTATACTATGCTAGATAACTTGAAACTTGGATATGGCGGTACCAAAGAAGAAATGCAACGACTTCTTAAAGATGCCAGCAAACTTGAGAGGGCGATGGGCAAGAAGTTTGATATCAACAACTTTGCTGATATCGTAGAAGCCATTGACCTGGTTCAGCAAGAATTAGGAGTGGCAGGAGTCGCAGCGCAAGAAGCACAAACAACTTTTAGTGGCTCGTTTGCAGCAATGAAGGCCTCAGCATCCAACTTCTTAGCAAATTTAACGCTTGGCGAAGATATTGGGCCGTCTTTAAAAGCACTTATCTCTAGTACTTCAACGTTCCTTTTAGGCAATTTCTTGCCAATGGTAGGGAATATCATGAGGCAACTTCCACAAGCCGTTGAGACGGCTTTGGCAGAAGCTGGTCCTAAGATTGAGCAAGGTTTCAAATCCTTGTTTGCTTCACTTGGAGTTGATGAGGGTGTTTTTGATACGCTCAAGGACACTTTTCGAGATGTAGTCGTGACAATCCAGACACTCTTCGAAGAACTTACAAGCGAGTCCAATGGATTTGGCAATGTTATTCAAGGGGTAGGGAATGTCATTCAAACAGTGAATGTTATCATCCAAAATTTAGCTATGGCTTTTCAGTTTGCACTAGAAGCCTTTGAGAATACAGGAGCAATCAAGAACGCCTATCAAGCATTTAAAGACTTGACGGATGCAGCTTTAGATCTTGCGACTAAATTGGGAGATGCAATTCCTTGGGATATCGTAGGCGCAGCCGCTGGCCACGTCGTGAACGCTATTTCAATGATTGTGAGTTGGATTTCAAAATTGAGCCAATCAATTAGTGCTGATGTATGGAAGGGGCTGATAACAGGGATTGGAGGGGCAATCCTAGCATTTAAAGGCTTTAACTTCCTGAAAAGTTTCAATCCGTTTGGCTTATTTGCTAAAGGTGCAAAAGAAGGAGCAGACGAAGTTGTAAAAGGTGCAACGAAATCCAAAAGCGTTGTAACCAAGATTTTTAACGGATTGGCTAATATCATCAAAACAACAGGAACAGCAATCAAGACGGCTGCTACTGGTATTGGTCAAGGGATTAAGGTCGCTTTGTCAGGGTTAGCGCCAGTTATTAAAGCCTTTGGCGCTGCATTGAAAACTGCAGGGATGGGCAATATCCTAGCGCTTGGCGGAGCAGTTGCTATTGCAGCGGTCGGTATTGGTGCTGGTATTGCTATTATTGCTGCAGGCTTAAGTCTCATTGCTAGTCAAGGTGAAGGTGTCGCTACAATCATTAACGCAGTTGGCCAGGCATTTGCTACTGTCGCTACTGCAATCATCAGCACATTTGCTCAGGCTATCGTCACAGTTTCAGGAGTTCTTCCAAATGTAACGAGCGCCTTAGCTCAACTCTCTCCTCTTGTCGTTGCATTTGGTGAAGCTATGGGAGCGGCAGCGCCATTCATCACCGCCTTGGGAGAGGCTATTTCAGGAATTGCCACGGCAGTGACTCCGATTGTTGAGATTATAAGTAATGCGTTCGTTTCAGTATCTCAAATTATTGCTGACGCTATCGTTCAAATCGTTGAAGCGATTGCTCCGTTTGCTCCAGCTATAACTGAAATGGTAGTTGCGATTGCTCCGTCAATTGCAGATATTGTTTCATCGTTTAGCGATATGTTCTCTCAGATTAGCCCTATCATTGACAGCTTGTCTAATCTCTTGAAAACTTTTGGAGAACAGGTCAGCTCTATCTTAGAGAGTGCTGGTAGTGTAGTTGAATCTTTTGGTTCGGCTATCCGTAATGTGTTAGACGGCGTAGCTGGTATCTTTGACAGTATCGGTAATGCTGCTAAAAATGCTGGTCTAGGTGTTAAATACATGGCAGAGGGCATCCAAATCCTCGTAGGTCTCAATTTGGCTGACCTTGCAGGGACTTTGACGGTTGTTTCAGCAGGTTTAACTGCTATCGCTAACTCAGGTATCGCTACGGCTGGGCCAGGATTGCAACAAGCAGGAACAGGATTGATGCTGATTGCTACATCAGCTCAACTTGCAAGTCTTGCTTTGCAATCAGTACCTACTGCTCTATCATCACTAAGTACTAGCCTCGGTACGTTGCCAGAAACATTGACAAGCGCTGGAGCTTCGATGAGCACCTTTGCTTCATCGGTTATGGCTTCTTTTGCAAGCCTTTCTGGATCCGTGTCTAGTATCATGATGCTACAGACAGGTTTGATGGCTCTAGCTAATGCGATGATGTTGGCACAGAGCGGTGCTTCAGCGATGTCATCTACTCTAACGATGATTAACGCTTCAGCATCGTCAGCTTCAGCTTCCATTTCTCAGCTTGCTTCAGGCATAGCTTCAGCAATGACTCAGGCTGTATCATCGGTTCAGTCAAGCATGGCATTGATTGTGTCTGTGATTACACAGTCATCAGTTCAAATGACACAGGCAGGCCAACAGGCAGGTCGTGGAGTTTCTGAAGGGATTACAAACGGCATACGCTCTGGAGTTGCTTCAGCAATGTCAGCAATGGCTACAATGGTCAGCTCGATTCGAGCTACTGCGATGTCTGGCGTTAGTGCTATGCGCTACGCTGGTTCGATGATTGGCCAAGGTTTGGCGCAAGGTATGTACTCAGCTCTAGGAGCGGTGACGGCTGCAGCTAATGCACTTGTCGCTCAAGCTGAAAGAGCTGCACAGGCTAAGGCTAAAATCAACAGTCCATCACGCTTGTTTAGAGACAACGTTGGACGTTACATCTCGCAAGGGGTGGCAGTTGGTATCCTGGCAGATGCTCACAAAGTAGATGATGCTATGGGCGATGTATTCGACCAAATCAAAGCCTTTAATTTTGCCCCTGAGGATATTCTTGGAGTTGGCGGAGCGAGCCTTACTAAGACTCTTCAGGTCAAATCAGACCTTGACCGCCAAATCAAGGCAAGTGTTAAGGTCGTACAAGAGAAATCTAACCGACTAGTCGAGCAAGCTCTAGACGTTGCTGAGAAAGCAGTCAAACGACCTGTAAACATGATGATGGAAAGTGGAACGCTTGTCGGACAAATTGGTCAACAGATGACCGATTTCCAAAACGACAAGCTCATGATCGATAACATGATGAGAGGTATTATTTAATGGACACAGTAATCTATAACAATCATGACCTCTCTGAGGTTATCAAAATAAGTGAAGTAATACGTCCAGTTGGTAATGAAAGGAACGTCACAACGAATGACGCTCCTTTTTTGGGTGTTAACATCCAGGAAGTAAGAACTGGACCTAAAAAAATCAAAATCAAGTTTGCCGTGCAAAGAAAAACGGCAAGAGATACCGAATTGGCCAAGCACGCTTTGGCCACGATCCTGAACACGGACAAGCCTGTTAAGATTACCATTTCAGACGAGCCTGACAAGTATTATATGGGGCTTGTCATTGGCTCTGTTGATGTCGACAACGTAGCTAGATGGCTTCAAAAGGGCGAGTTTGAAATTCTTGTGCCTGACGGAGTCGCTCATAGTTCGACTTATAGACGATTTGACAATGGTCAAGAATTGCGTGACAAGGTTGTTTTCGACCTCGTCAATAATGGCAACGTCGAGGCTTTCCCAATCGTCACAGTCAAACACAATGCTGAGAATGGCTACATCGGTCTTGTAAATACCAGCGGAGCCTTTGAAGTTGGCGACCGTGAGGAAACCGACACAGGTATCGTCAAGCGCTCTGAGGTCTTGCTTGACTTTAGAGGTGATAGGATTTCAGATGCGTTCACTAAAGCAGTCAAAAACAGAGCTATCACTAACGACAATGGTGAGACAGTAATAGGCACGTCTGAACTGACTACTCTTTGGAACAAGAAACACGTCAAGTTGCGAGACCAAACCACACCTGGCAAGTACGGGAACTATGCGACAGGGCTTTCCTGGGACATCCCAACAGATAGCGCTGGTGGTGTAGGCTCACTCAATGATTATCTATTCTGTAAGCAGGTATTTCAGTCAAATGGCGCTGATCAGTACGGCTTTATCAAGATAACCGTATCAGACACTAGCGGTCAATTCCTGTATGGTGCCGAAACGTTCAAACGCTCTAAAGGGCAAGAATGTGAGTTCAATGTTTTCGGTTCGGACGGGAAAGAAAAGTATAACTTTTTGAAAAACTTCACTTTTACTGGATCTGAGGATAAAAACAAAAATCCATTTGTGCCAGCAAGAGGTCAGTTTGAACTCAAACGAAACGCTGAGCGAGTCCAAATCTACTACAACGGCTCGTATTATAGTTTTGTCATTCCTGAAATCAAGGATAGGAAGTCAGCTAAAATCCATGTGACCTTAGGCGCTTTCCACGACAAGCCTATGGTATCGGATATGTACCTAGACGAGTTGATGTTTCGTAAGGATTTTGTGCCAGGAATCGGTGATGTACCTAACCGCTACCCTATTGGCTCTAATCTCATTGCCGATAGCGAGACGGACTCAGTAACGCTTGACGGCATCGAGAGAACAGTAGACGTCGTTGACGGCTCACACTGGTTGACTATTCCTCCAGGCAATAGCCGGTTGGAAGTCTATTGTTCAAGCTGGGCCAAGACTAAGCCTACTGTCAAAGTGGAGTTTGAAGAGAGGTATTTGTAATGTTATTAACAATCCATGATTCAAGTTTGAGAAAAGTGGCATTTATTGACAACAACAAACAAGGTACGTTGAATTATTTCAACGACACCTGGCATAGATACCTTGAGACTGCATCTAGTACATTTGATTTCACGGTCTTTAAAAAGGCTATTATCTCGGATACAGGGCAAAAGAGAGCCTATAACACTCTAAATGAGAAGGCTTTTGTGTCATTTCACTATAAAGGCAAGACCTACTTGCACACTATCCGCAAGGTTGAGGAAAACGAGCAGGTCATTAAATGTTACGGCATCAACCTAAACCTTGAGCTTATCAATGAGTATGCTAACCCTTACAAGTCCACTAAAGCTATGACTTTTAAAGAGTTCTGTGAGGCTATGGACTTGCTCAACTATACTTTCTTAAAAATCGGGATCAACGAGGTATCAGACAAGAAAATTTCTGCTGAGTGGGAGGGTGCAGATACCAAGCTCAATAGACTATTAAGTCTAGCCAAGAAATTTGACGCTGAAATTGAGTTTGACACACGCCTCAACGCTGATAGCTCTATCAAGTCATTCACAGTCAATGTATATCACGAGCATGATGACAGCCATCAGGGAGTAGGACAAGTCAGCCCTACTGTTTTGAGGTACGGTAAAAATCTAAAAACAATCACCAGGACGATTGACAAGACTGGGATTTATAATTCAGTCAGGCCTACTGGTAAGGATGACCAAGGCAATGAAATTGATATTAGTAGCCTTGGCGAGTGGTCAGTAAAAAATGCAAAGGGAGAGCTTGAATTTTATCAAATGGGAGCCTATCTAGTGGCTCCTCTCTCTATGCAGATGTATCCGTCCACGTTCACACACTCAACAGGTACACTAGACCAGTATACCCGTAAAGATATGACGGTTGAGAGTAAAAGCCCTGAGACTATCCGATCTATCGCTTTTCGTGAACTGAAAAAGAATTGCTACCCAGCAGTCACTTATGAGACAGAGGGATTTGCAGATTTAGACATCGGAGATACAGTCAAGGTCTATGATGACGGCTTTAGCCCTACGCTCTTACTTGAAATGAGGGTATCTGAGCAAACTATCAGCTTTACCAATCCCAAAAATAACAAGACCACTTTTTCAAACACAAAAGCGCTTGAGAATAGACTCTCTCAGGGCATTCAGCAACAGCTAGATAGAATGATAGAAGAGGCTAAGCCCTACACTATCAAATTGGCTACTGATAACGGTGTAGCCTTTAAAAATGGCCAAGGTCAGACGATTGTGACTCCTACTTTAATGAGAGGTAACAAGGTCATCAATGCTGGATGGCGCTGGATTGTGGATGATGTCATCAAGTCTACTAGCGCTAGATACACCGTGAGAGCCTCTGATATCAATCAAAAGATGGTTTTGACGGTGTCAGCATGGATTGACAATAAAGAGGTAGCCTCTGAGCAATTAACTCTTATCAATGCGCTTGATGGTTCAAGAGGTGCACCTGGTGCTCCAGGCCCTAAAGGAGATAAAGGAGACCCTGGCCCTAAAGGGGACAAAGGGGCGATAGATGAGACTCAGCTACAAGAAATCAAGACAAGTATTGACTCTAAAGCTGACCAAGTGCTCACTCAAGACCAGCTCAACGCCCTAAACGAGAAAGCGGGGATAATTCAAGCCGAGCTTGAGGCCAAGGCAAGTGCTGACACGCTTGATAACTGGATAAAGGCTTATCAGGATTTTCTGAAATCAAACGAGGAGGCAAGAGCTCAAGCTGAAACAGATTTAATTTCAGCCAGTCAGCGTGTCTCTGAAATCGCCAAAGACTTGGGAGAACTATCTGACCGTTGGAATTTCATTGATAGCTACATGAGCTCATCAAATGAGGGGCTGGTTATTGGTAAGAATGACGGCTCATCCAGTATGTTATTTAGTCCGAATGGACGGATTTCAATGTTTTCAGCAGGGATTGAGGTTATGTATATCTCTCAAGGGGTTATACATATTGAAAATGGTATCTTTTCTAAAACCGTTCAAATTGGACGGTATCGAGAGGAACAGTATCACATCAATCCTGACATGAATGTCATTAGATATGTAGGAGGTGCGTAATGGCTGAATTTTGGTCAAATAATGATAGGAGCTATTATCTCAGATTGTGGGTAGACCAAGTATCCCAAAATATATCTGATAATAGCAGTCAAGTGAGAGTAAGACTTGCTTTGACTAATGGCGCTCATACATTCTCAGATTATGACTGTTCTGCCTCTGTAACTGTTGACGGTCAGACTTTGAGTTGGTCAGGCCGTCCATCAATGCTGAGTCAAAATAGCTCAATTATGCTGATTGATAGAACAGTAACAATCAGGCATGAAAACGATGGCAAAAAAACGTTTAGCTTATCTGCTACGTTTAGCGGAGGCGGTGGATGGTCGCCTGGAACATTAACGCTCAGCAGTAACTCGTTCACTTTGACTACTATCCCTCGTTCAAGCTCTGTGAGAGTCGGAGCTGGTGTCATTGGTAATACAGTCACTATCAACATCAACCGTCAAAATCCGAGCTTCAAGCACACTGTGCGCTATTCATGGGCTGGCAAGTCAGGGACGATTGCAAGCAACGTGGACACATCCGCTACATGGTCAATCCCTATTGATTTTGCGAACGATATTCCAAATTCAGCAAGCGGAACAGGAACAATCTTTGTAGATACCTACTCAGGAACCACAAAGACAGGAACACAGTCCACTACATTCACGGCAAGCGTTCCAGCAAATGTCAAACCTACTTTCACAGGTGTCACTCTATCAGACTTGAATGGTGCAGCACAAAATCTCATCTCAAACTCTGACACATTCATCCAAGTCATCTCTAATATCAAGGTAGCTTTCAACGGTGCAAAGGGCACCTATGGCTCATCCATTACAGGATACCGAGCTGAGATAGTTGGTAAAAATCAAGCTACTAACTCAAACGGTGGGAGCCTTGGCATTATGAACTACAATGGCACAATCAAAATCAGAGCTAGTGTATCTGATAGTCGTGGTAGATGGTCAGACACTAGAGAGGTATCTGTAACCGTGCTTGAGTACTTTGCTCCAGCTTTGAGCTTTAGCATTGCTAGAACAGGTTCAACCTCTAGCACCTTGACCGCTACGAGAAATGCCAAGATAGCGCCTTTGACAGTAGCAGGGCGTCAAAAGAACACAATGACGCTGACTTTCAAAGTTGCAAGACTAGGCACAAATGCCTTTGCAGTTGACAACGGTCAAGCGACTGGCACCTGGTCAAGTATTTCAAGCCTAGTCAACTCTCAGGCCAATCTAGCTGGTAATTATCTAGCTAATCAGTCGTGGGTTGTAATCGGTACTCTTGAGGACAAATTCACTCGTACTGAGTTCATGGTCAACGTGGCCACAGAAAGCGTGGTTTTCTCTTATGACCGCTCAGGCGTAGGTGTCAACAAAATCAGAGAGCGTGGTGCTCTTGATGTTAAGGGGAACATTTTCGCTAATGACCAGCCTATTCAACAGTATCAGCTGACTACAAATGATAGAGCGCCTTTGCGGTTCGATGATAAGCCTAATGTGACTAATGCCAATCTACTAGACGCTCCTGGGCAATATTACATCGACAGAACAGCTAGAGGGAATCCCAATGGGCAGTGGGGCTATTTGTTTCACTATAGCAACTATGGAAAAAACACAGATGGATATAAAGAGGCTATCCAGCTCTTTTACGGAAATAATGGACAGGTCTATTTTAGACATCATAGATGGTCAAGGACTATTGACGATTGGGAGCCTTGGAAAGAGTATGCCTCAAAAGCAGACATCCCTCAACTCCCTCCAAAAGATAAAATCATTACAACAGACGATATACCAAAGCTATTTAATGGTACATCATGGCAAAACTTACCTTTACAAAACGGATGGAAAAATCATCCTGATTATAGTATTGTACAGTATTCAAAGACTTTTGACGGTATTGTTTATCTAAGAGGCTCTGCTACTGGAGGAAAGACTACTCTTGATACAGTTATAGGCACTCTGCCAGTAGGGTTTAGACCTACACAGTCAATGTATCTCACAACAATCAATAACGCTTACAACGTTGCGGTTTTATGTGTACTTCCAGATGGCAGGGTTGTCATAAAAGGCAATGTTGACTCAACGTGGCTCAGTTTAGATAATATCTCGTTTAGAATTTAAAAAAGGAGAATGTATGAAATTAGAATATGGGACAAAGTCCCTAGAATATGATGGAAGTGGTGCGGTATCAGCTACAAAGGTCACGCTTGTCAATTCAAGCGGTGCAGTTGTACCTATCTTGCTACCAGCTGATAAAATCAGCTTATCAAACACAGAGCTTTTTGAGCTTGCTCTTGAGGAACTTTATCAAGAAAATTTCCCAAACAGAGCAGAAAACGAGAAGTTCAGCAAAGTAGCTCAAGAGCTGCAAAAGAACAAAGAGACAGCAGATAAAGCTGAGCAATCCGCAACGGAAACAAAAGAAAATCTTGATACTGTTTCAGCAATTACAGAGGTACTAATTGCTCTTGCAATTTCACAAAATGGAGGTATGCCAACTCATACCTATAATAAGGTTGCTGCTTTCATCAAACCATTATCAAAAGGGACTAGATACAATAATGGCGATATTGTGGCTATGCCTTACCCGTTTGATACCAATGCAAAATGGCCTAGAGATACCAAAACCATCTTTAAGTTTCAAATGCAGCAATCAGAGGGCTATACATACAAAGAGCAAGAGCTTGCTGATATGTTAAGACAGGGCGTGCTTACGGTAGTTATGCCCCGCATTGAGTAAGGAGAGGTTATGACATGGGTTGATTTAATTGAGAAATTGATACACGCTATCACACAGCTAGCCCCTACAATCGGAGTAATTGCTACTGGGTGGTTTGGTATGAAAGCTAGTAAATCCGGCAATCTTAATAAAGAGCAATTTCATGAGTTGAAAGATGAGTTAAATACTATCCACGCTATCGGTGAGGATAACAAGAAAAAAATATCAGAGGTCAATGATAAGCTCATTGTCCATGATAAAGCTCATCTAGTAACTATGTACTTACGCCTAGAGCGTGATATAACAGTTGCTTTAAATCGAGGATATACAACAGTACATGAGGCTGATATTATCCACAAGATGCACAAAAGCTATAAAGAGCTAGGAGGCAATGGCCGGATTGATAGCTTATTTAATAAATATATTTCATTAGATACGAGGGACTAAAAATGAAAATTAACTGGAAATTACGCTTTAAGAATAAAGCGACTCTTGCCGCTATCGTTGCAACAGTAATCTTGCTAGCGCAACAACTAGGCTTTAAGTTGCCTGACAATATCAGTGATGTAGCCAATACGGCTCTTACATTGCTTGTATTGATCGGGGTTGTTTCTGACCCTACTACATCAGGGGTGTCAGACAGTGAACGAGCTCTAACATATACAGAGCCTAGCGAAGATTAAACACAGAGAGCCTACTAGGCTCTCTTTTTTATTAGAAAGGGAAAATCTAAATGCCAATTAACATTGAAAATGCGATTGCATGGATGAGGGCAAGAGAGGGCAAAGTGTCTTATAGCATGGAATACCGTGACGGAGACGACTCTTACGATTGCTCAAGCTCTGTCTACTACGCTTTGAGGAGTGCTGGAGCCTCATCAGCTGGATGGGCTGTAAATACAGAGTATGAGCATGACTGGCTTATTAAAAATGGTTATGATCTTATTGCTGAGAATACCGAATGCAACGCTCAACGTGGAGATATCTTCATTTGGGGCAAGCGTGGAGCAAGCGCTGGAGCGTTCGGGCATACTGGTATGTTCATCGATAGTGATAATATCATTCATTGCAACTATGCGTATAATGGTATCTCAATTAACAACCATGATGAGCGCTGGTATTATGCTGGACAACCATATTTCTATATCTACCGTTTGACAAATCCAAACGCTCAACCGGAGGAAGCGAAAAAAGGCTGGCAGTCGGACGATAAAGGCGATTGGTACGCTCGAGCGAATGGAACATATCCGAAAAGTGAATTCGAGTATATCGAAGAAAACAAATCATGGTTCTACTTCGATTTTGAAGGATATTGCGTGAAATCCGATTGGGTTTTGCATACTGATAAAAAATGGTACTGGTTCGATAAAGACGGTTACATGGCTACATCTTGGAAGAAAATAGATGGCAAGTGGTATTACTTCAACCGTGACGGATCAATGCAGACTGGCTGGGTAAAATACTACGACAAGTGGTATTACCTTGATGGTCAAAACGGCGACATGAAGTCAGATTGCTTTGTTAAATACAACAACGGCTGGTACTTGCTACTTCCTGACGGCAGAATGGCTGAAAAAGAAGCGTTCAATGTTGAGCCTGACGGGCTCATTACTACTAAATAAAAAAATACAGAAAGGCTTTCAGAATTTAATTACACTAGACCGCAGGCATTTGCTTGCGGTTTTTTTGTTTGTCTGAAAGTACTGTCTGAATTAAAAAAAGTAATGATTTTTTCACTACTTTTTTAATTTTTTACGAATAGATAAGTAAGGAGGAAGAAAAAATGAACATTTTGAAGGTTAAACTTGCGAGTATAGAGCAGACCGATTTGGGGTTTGAGCATTGGGTGGATGTAACTTACCAGGTCCCGATTTTGAAAAATGAGTACACGGTCAAGCTGTTATTACTCATGGAATGCAAGATAGAGGACCAAGAGGTCATCGAGTACCTGGTATCGACTTGGAAGTATCGGGATCTCGTGCTGCACTCGGTGCGGATGTATGAGATGGAAAGGGAAGGTGGATGA